GTCACGCATACATACAGGGTAGAGAAGAAGGGGGCCGGAGCCCCCATCCTTCAGTTCAGTCTTGGGAACAGCACATCGTGCTGCTCAAACGCCCAGCTCAGCAGGTAGGGCAGCGTGCACTCCCATGCGCCGATGGGCGTGTAGGCGAATGCCGCTTGCTGCACGATCTCAGTCATCACGATGGCCGGGATCAGGTCGCAGGGCTCATAGCCCATGTGGTCAATGGTCAGTTCGATGACATCCATCGCTTCTTGGCACTGCAGGTCAAGCACAGACATAGTGGACATGATGTCCTCCTTTAGTTGCGCCCCCTTTCGGGGGCGGGCAGGTCAGATGAACAGGGCGAGCAGCGCGCCGGCGGCGAGCATGAGGCCCAGAGAGCGCAGAAGGCCGGAGCCTTCTGCAACACACGCGAGGAGCAGCGGGCTCACTTGCGCACCCCAGCTTTGGTGATGCTGGACTTGACCAGCTCGACAGCCCAGCTGATGGCTGCCTGTTCGCTCATGCCGCTGCGCTTGGCGCGCTTGATCTCGACCGTGACAGCGAAGGCGACGCCGTGCGTGGTGGCATTGGATACAACGCGAGAGGTGACGTAACACATGGTGATTCTCCTAAGTGTGTCGTCTTACAGGCTGCTGCCCTGCGACAACTCACATCCTCCACGTATTCGCATGGCAGTCAAGAGAGGCGAGGCAGGCAAGTAATTCTTTCTCCCCGCAGGCACCCCCAAGGGGGTTTGAGGTGGGGGCGGGGGGTATGGGCTTTCCCCCTCTCACATATAACTTTGTCGAAAAATCCGAACTAACTTCCCTTTTTTCCAGTTGACAACAGCCCTACAAGGCATAGAATGAATCCATCCACATCTTCCCACCCACGTACGACTATGACGACAAAAACCTGCTCCTGCTGCCACCAGCCGAAGCCCACCTCCGAGTTCGGCAAGAACCGCCAGACCCCGGATGGCCTGATGTATTATTGCCGCTTGTGCGCCTCTGCCAAGCAGCGGGACTTCCGCGTCGCCAACCCCGACTCCACCCGCGCCTCCAAGGAAAAGTATCTGGCCAAGATTCGAGCCCGCAACGATGAGCAACGTGACCAAACTGCCTAAGCGGTCCTTCGCGCCGATCAACCCGGACAACCCCGGCGACGCATCCTTCCCGCACAAGCTCCCCATCGAGCTGGCCATGGGGCTCAACAGCGCCAAGGAAATCTGTGACGCGTATGGACTGACCCGCGACGACTTGGTCGCCATCTACGACATCCCCCAGTTCCGTGCCCTGCTGGAGTGGGCCAAGGAGGTCAAGCTGGAGCCCAACGGCATCTTCCGCCTGCAGATGGTGATGATGTCCGACGACATCGCCAAGACGATCTTCATGGCGATGAGCGATCAGGAAGGCGGCATGGCCATGCGCCTGCGCGCCGCCGAGCTGGCAGCCAAGCTGGGTGGACTGGAAGCGCCGAAGCAAGTCCCTACTGCCGGCGACAACGAGAAGTTCGCCATCGTCATCCAGTTCAACGGAGACGCCGCCCCCACCAACGCACGCCCCGCCATCAATGTCCAACCTCGTTAACTATGCCCCGCCGCCGACCATCGCCGACTTCATCCGCGAGTACACCCCGGGGGAGCTGTTCTTCAACTGGATTCTCGGCCCGGTCGGTTCGGGCAAGACGACCGGAATTTTTTTCAAGCTGGCTTATATGGCGAGCCTGCAGACGCCATCCCCGCGTGACGGGATTCGCCGCAGCCGTGCTGTTATTGTTCGCAACACTATGCCCCAGCTCCGCGACACCACCATTACCAGCTGGAACTACTGGTTTAAGGACGGACAGGCCGGCACATGGAAGGCCAGCACCAGCTCCTTTCTGCTGAAGTTCGGCGACGTGGAGTGCGAGGTTTTATTTCGTCCTCTCGACACCCCCGACGACGTGGCGCGCGTCCTGTCCCTTGAGGTGACGTTCGCCGTCATTGACGAGTTCGTCCAGATCGACAAGAGCATCATCGAAGCCCTCTCGGCCCGCTGTGGACGCTACCCGCCGGCCATCGACGGCGGTGCGACGAACTGGGGCATGTGGGGCTCCAGCAACCCGGGCAACGAGGACAGCTGGTGGTATCAGAAGCTGGAGGAGCCGGAGAACACCCCGAGCAACTGGGGCTACTTCAAACAGCCCTCCGGGTTCAGCCCCATGGCTGAAAACCTCGCCAACCTGCCGGGTCAGGCGCGCTACTACACCTCCCTCGCGGACGGCAAGTCGGACCACTGGGTGAAGCAGTTCATCGAGGTCGAGTGGGGCTACAGCCTCGACGGCACCCCGGTGATGAAGACGTTCAACTCGGAGTACCACGTCGCCAAGCGCCCCCTGCTGTTCAACCCGATGCTGCCGCTGGTGGCCGGCTACGACCCGGGCTTGGGCGGCTCCGCGCTGCTGTTCGGTCAAATGAACCACAACGGCCAGCTGGTCGTGCTCTCCGAGCTGGTGCAGGACGGCTATGGCACCGAGCGGCTGTGCAAGGAACGCATCGCGCCGCACCTCCGCCTGCGTTACCCGGAGCTGCGGGAGCTGATCATCACGCCGGACCCGGCAGCCGCCGGGCGCTCCTCGGGCAACGAGAAGTCGTCGGTCGACGTGCTGCGCGCTCTCAAGTACGTGGTCAAGTTCCCCGACATGAACAACTTCCTTGAGACGCGAATTAACGCCATCGAGTTCTTCAGCACGCGGATTACTCCGGCTGGCCCGGCCCTGCTCATCGACCCCGGGTGCAAGGTGCTGATCCGTTCGCTGACCACCGGCTGGCGGTACAAGGCGAAGAAGGACGGGGAAACCGCACCGGAGCCGGAGAAGAACAAATACTCCCACCCGGCGGACGGGTTCGGCTATCTGTGCAAATGGTTCGCCAACACCGACCCGCGCTACTCGCTGAACCACGCCAAGAAGAAGTTCACACCCCCGCGCCCGACCCCCAGTTACCACGTACGGTGATAACATGCCTGCCACTCACCCCAAGACGACCATCGCCAAGGACTGAATGCCATGCAGATGACCACCACCCCCGCCGACGCGGCGATTAACTTGCGTACCCCTGACTTCAACAAGCTGGAGGCCATCGGGGCGCGGCTGCAGAGCCAGTTCCTGAGCTACGAGCGCGACCGCCGCATGGCCGAGCTGCGCTGGGCGAAAAGCGCCCGGCAGTTCCTTGGCATCTACGATCCGGAAATCGAGGCGCAGATCGAGAAAAACCGGTCCAAGGCGTACCCGAAACTGACCCGCGTCAAGTGCGTCTCCATGCTCAGCCGGATGATGAACCTGCTGTTCCCCTCCTCGGAGAAGAACTGGAGCCTCACGTGCACACCGGTGCCGAACCTCAGCGAAGAAGACCTCACGCTGATCCTCAGCACCCTCCAGCTGTCCCAAGACCCGAACGTGCCGCTCGAAGACAAGATGATCGAGCTGGCCGTGCAGGAGTTCGCCAAGGAGCGCAGCCGGAACCTTGAGCGCGAAATCGAGGACCAGCTGCAGGAGATCGGCGGCAGCCGCATGGTCGACTACGTCTCGCTGTGCCGCAAGGTACTGATGAGCGGGATCATCTACGGCATGGGCGTCCTCAAGGGGCCGTTCGTCCGCATGCAGATGCAGCGCACGTGGGAGCGCAGCCAAGACCCGATGACAGGTGCCCCGAGCATCCGCCCGGTGTCGGTCAATGCCTTCCGCCCGCAGTTCGAGTTCGTGCCGATCTGGGACTATTACCCGGACATGAGCGCCAAATACCTGCACCAGATGGACGGCCAGTACCAACGCATGGTCATGGCCCGCCATCAGGTCCGCGAGCTGGCCGACCGTGACGACTTCTTCGGCGACGTGATCAAGCAGTACCTGAAGGACAACCCGAAGGGCAACTACAAGCGCCGCACGTACGAGGGTGAGATCAAGGCCATGGGCGTGCAGAACAATGTCAACGACCAAGACGGCCGGAAGTACGAGATTCTGGTCTGGGACGGCTACATCTCCGCCCGTGACCTCGCGGCTGCCGGCGAGAACATCCCCGAGGAGCAGATGGGCGACCAGATCGAGGCCATCGTCTGGCTGCTGGATGGCAAGGTGATCAAGGCCGACATGAATCCATGGGTGCGTCTTGATGTAGATCAAAAGGTCAACACCTACCACCACTTCATCTTCGAGGAAGACGAGTCGACCATCACCGGCAACGGCCTGCCCAACATCATGCGTGACAGCGCCATGGCGGTTGCCGCCAGCTCACGGATGCTGCTGGACAACGCCGGCGTGATTTGCGGCCCGAACCTCGAAGTGAACCTCGATCTCGTGCGGCTCGACCAAGACCTGACGGGTATCCACGCCTACAAGACGTGGTATCGGGAAGGGCTCGGCCCGGAGGCCAACATCCCAGCCGTGCGCAACATCCAGATCGACGGCCACTTGGACGACTTGATGAAGGTCGCCAACCTGTTCCGCGAGTTCGCCGACACCGAGACGTTCATCAACCCGGCCACCGGCGGCGACATGTCGAAAGGGCCGAGCGAGCCGTTCCGCACCGCGACCGGTGCGTCGATGCTGAAGGGCGATCAGGCGCTGCCGTTCAAAGACGTGGTCCGCAACTTCGACCTGTTCACCCAGTCGGTCATCTCGTCCATCGTCGCCTTCAACGCCCAGTTCAACCCGAAGCACACGATCAAGGGCGACCACCAAGTCGTGCCGCTGGGTTCCACCAGCCTCATCGCCAAGGAGATTCGCGGCATGGTGCTGGACAATCTGGCCACCACGCTGACCCCGGAGGACGCCCGCTACATCAACCGCTATGAGCTGCTGCGCGAGCGCCTGTCGTCGCGCGACGTAGACTTGCTGTCGGGCATCGTCTGCGACAAGGACGAAGCGAAGCGCCGCGACGATGCCGCCGACAAGGCCGCTCAGGACCAGCAGGCCCAGACGCAGGAGCTGCTGCGCGCCGAGGTACGGAAGATTCTGGCTGAGAGCGTCAAGGCACTGACGCAGGCCGACAAGAACGCTGCGGCAGCGAACGCCGAAGAAGCAGAAACCATGATGCAGACGCTCAACGCTGCCATGGGCCAACTCGAAGGAGATGTGAATGTCGGAACTGAGAGCAATTCTGGAGGGGCAGAAGGCGGAGCTGGAAAAGCTCCGGCTGGTGCTGCACCAAAGCAAGGACGAGCCAACGGGCCAAGCCCTATTCAGATTGCTAACAATCCAGTTGGAGCGGTCGGTGGCTAAGCTGATGAGCACGACTGACCACGGCGAACTTCGCTCGGCACAGGGCGAAGTCATGGCCATCCAGCGCATCATCGACTTCCAGCAGAAACCCCCGATCACCACCCCCACCAACCAATAAGGAGCAGATCATGCCCGGTGAACAACAAGACGCCTATACCGAATTTTCCGACATTTTTGCGTCCCTGACGGACAAAGGAGAAACTGGAAGTGAAACCGATACCCAGACCGATTCGACGGCCGGTGCAGCAGGCGCTGCGACTGATGATGGGCAGCAAACTCAGCAAGCCGATGGCGCTGGTGATAGCGGCCAATCTGCGGAAACGGGAGAAAACCCCGCTGCTACGGATGGTCAAGGATCACAAGACGACCAAGGCGGAGAGCCTGCTGGCGGTGACCAAGGGACTCAGAACGTAGACTGGCAGGCCCAGTTCGAGGCGCTGCA